CGATTAGATCACAGGTCGTAGTACATCTGGTACTCGCCAGGCAAGGTTGCGGGCATTGTGTAAACTCCCTGATCATAGCCGGTTTCCCGCGCGATGACAACAAAAAATCCCCCCGCCCCACAACCACCGTAAGGCAGCTGGGAGCGGGGGGAAGCGGGTGGACGCAGAATTAACTGGCACCATTGGAGGCAACGGGGCCTAATCCTCGCACTCCATTCGAGTTGCATAAACCCGAGAATGTGCTAAGCGGCCAAGCGCTGTTAGCGCCTGCAATTTACAGGCCCCCAACTCGCCACGCAGGCGACGCAAGCACGCGACCGTATTGTCAAGCGAGTCGTGGCCGCACATGCGAGCCGACACGACAAGCAGTAGATCAGCCGCCGCAATCGCCTCCCGGTACTCCTCGACCTCAGCGCGCAGGCCGCGTTCGATCACATTGAGACGATCATGCACCAGGTCACTCACAGAACCACCTCCAAAGGATCATCATCCAGCCCGTCATCCAGTGGGCGTCCGTTTAGAAACTCGCACATCTCACGCACAATGCGGAACTCGTGACGGTACATGGTGGACACGTCGATACGGAACACCTCAGCGACGCGCTCATGGCTCACGTCTAGGATTAGTCGATTACCGATCAGGTTCCGGTCATCCTGAGACAGGTGCCAGTACGCGCGTTGCGCGTCCGCACACATGGCCATCATGTCACCGCCCTCAGACGGGTCACGCTTTCCCTTGGGCATGCCCGCTTCAATGTGCGTCTCGGACAGGCTCGCACCCCACCCGCGCTGCTTATCGAACGCGAGGGGGAGCAGCTTCACCATCATTCCAGGGTCGTACCTCACGCGCCCCCCTTCTCGAACTCGTCGGGGAGGGCGTCGAAGTCCCAGGGCACCTCGTGTTCGTGGTGCTTGTAATCCGGGTAGGACTTGAATAGCATGTCAGAGAGAACGTTCACCATCCCAGCCTCACCCGCACTATTCCAAGCACTAGAAACCGTCTGCGCACGCTCCCAGGCCGTCAGATACAACCACCCCATAACCTCCTCGCGAGGCACGCGAGAGCGGCGACAGAACCAGTCCATGCCCTTACGGAACGCCCGCCAGAACATAGCGGTCTGGCCGGGCACATCATCCGAAATAGCGTCCAACGCGGGGGGTTCCACTGCGAGCAGTTCCCGCACGCGGTCAGCCGTCATCACGCAGGAATCAGCGCCGTCACGCATGCCGCACCCCCTCCCGTGAGCAGACTGTTCACATCTTCACCACGAGGCACCGTCACTCGCGCCGCCTGCTGCAAGCTATCCGTCACAGCGCCGGCCAGTCGGTCGCCCGCCTCGTCCCCGTCAGCCCACACGTACACTTGTTCGCATCCGGCGAATACGAGTCCCATCCAGGGCTTCCAGTAGGATGCGCCGGGCATGCCGCACGCGGCCAGGCCGCACTCGACCAGACTCAGCGTGTCAATCTCGCCTTCGGCGATGTGGGCGACCCTTGCCCCGGCCACGCCATTCAGGTTGTAGATATTGAACCGTTCACCAGAACGGCTTGTGTATTTTGGTTCCCCGCCATCCAAGCGACGGAACCTGATCCCCGTCGTCACCCCATCCATATTCATGTGGGGGATAACGAGGCACCCCTGGTATCGTTCGTCACCCGGATACGGGTCACCAACGTAGCCGAGTCGCGCGGCTTCGCATGTTGCGACGCTGAGACCCCGCGCTTGCAGGTACGTTCTGGCCCCATCGGCCTGCTGCTGGTAGTGGGCGGCCCTCGCCGCCAGTTCCGCCACCATCGAGTCCGGCAGCGGCTGCATAACGTTTGGCATCCTTGAAATTGCCTCCTGTTTCCTCCATGATCCAAGAAAGCCAGTCGCCACCCCGCCCGCACCCGAAACAGTGCCACAGGCCCTTGCCCCAGTCGATACTGAGGGAGGCGTTGACGTCCCCGTGAAAGGGGCACACGATCTTCCTTGAACCGTGGGGGGCGTCCACATTGAAGTGGTCCAGCGTGGCCTTCAAGCGACCGCCATCGCCTGTCCGCGTGTTCCATTCACCCATGTGAACACCCCCCCGTTGTTGTGTGTTGATCTGGTTCCGTGTGTAGCGCCCCTTAGAGGCGCTTCATGAGGCGCGCAAAATCCTCCAACGTGAGGACCGCATAAGCCTGGCCGGTTGGCTTCTGCCTCGCCTTCACGACCGCCACGCCGAACGCGTCCGCTTGCGGGATGCCACGGTTGTGGGCGTACAGCGCAGACTCGTCCGCCGCCTCGCGCAGGAATTGGGGGAGGCTCACCTGTCCCCTGTTCTTCGCTTCTAGGACCACGCGGGCGTCCGTGTTTGGCGTGCGCACAACCAGGTCACCCTCGTCCACCGCGCCTAACTGTCGGAGCGGTTCAACGTCGAGCTGCTGGTCCCGCAAGTACTCGCGGATAGCGGTCTCCCACGCCGTGCCCTTGGCCTTGTTGCGGTTTGTCACAGCTTGTCTCCCCACTCCCATTCATCCCACAGTCCGCGCCCCATACAGCTAATCGCGTACTCTGCGAGGAGGATCATCATTGACATTGGCATCAGTTGCAGTCCCCCCTCATGCAAGCCTTACAGCCGAGGCACCGGGCCTCGTGGTCGTCACCGCTACCCGCATACGCGCCATCGGCAAGCTCCTGCACGTCTCGGTCGATCATGCCGACCGTACGAGACAGTTCGCGCACCCCTGTCCGCATATCCTTGATCTGCTTTTCTGCGACGGTGAGGCGCAGCCCGTGGTCAAGGTCGGATGCTTCGATCCGCACCCACGCCTTCTGCACGTCCCGCAGGTCGGCTAGTATCCGCGCCAGAACAAGCCCCGTTGCGGCGTTACACGCCAGGGCTGCAATGACACCTATCGTTGTCACACTCATTTTCTTTCCTTCCTAGATTCCTCGACGCGCCGTCTCGCCTCGTCAAGGTCACGGCGCAAAGCTTCACCCCTACGCCACATAAACCACGTGTTAAGGCCAATCAAAGCGGCCAGCACCAGGCACACAGCCCGGAACACAAGCTCCTGGGTACTCATCTCACACCCCCACTCCCACCGCGAGCGCCAAACCACGTCCTCGCAGGGTCACACGACAAGCCCACGTACCGTGATGCGGACGGGTCGCAAAACCCGTCGCGCTGCTTCACACATGCCACGTAGAACTCCTTGTTGATCGGGTCCAGTGCGACCGTCAGAGTCAACTCAGGCTTCTCCGACAGGCCATTCTTAATCTGGTCCCTCGATGGGGGCTTCCACGGGTTCGACTTTGCATCCAGCGTCTTATCCGACGCATGATGCAAAACGATCACCGTGGCCCCCGTAGTGCGCGCAAACGCGATCACATCCTGCATGACCCCCATTTGCGCCTCGTAATCAGACTCGCAACCAGCAAAGTCCATGAGGTTATCGAACACAACAACCTTGGGGAACTCGTTGTGGAGCATCACGTAAGCGTTAAGCTCATCCTCCACCTGCTCCCACGTGATCGGGGAGCCAAACGACAGTTCAATAGGCAGGCTGGATGCTGCTTGTTCGATCTGCGCCCTGCCGTTCGTTGTGCCCATCATGGCTTCGACTTCCTTAGACGACATGCCAGTGGCGATACTTGCCAATCTCACGCCCGCCGTAAACGGGGCCATGTCCGCCGAAAAATACAATGTCGGCAAACCCATAGCCGCAACCCAATACAGGGCAAACCCTGACTTCTGCGACCCTGACCGGCCAGCAACCATCACCACCTGCCCCTGCCTCGGGGTCACGCCCGCCTCATACAAATCCTTGAAAGCGGGAACATGGGGGAGGGGTTGCTGGCCGGATACGCCCTTACGGAGGGACTGGAATACACTCAGTCCCACAGGCGTCTATCAGGCCCCGAAATCCGGCATAAGCGGCTCATCGCTGAACGACGGCGCATCCGGCGTGGCGCTCATCTTCGCACACAGAGCATTCGCAAACTCATTCACCGGCTTCCACGCAGGCTCGCCCTCGCCAAGGTCCACGGTGGTCCAGAACGACTTTCCGTTGTTGCTTTCCTTGACGATTCGGAACGGGCCAATCAGGTTACCAATCTGGCCATTGAGCGCGCGGGCAATGCCCTTGTTCACGCCCCAAATCACGCCGAGCATTTCCTCGGGCGTACCGTTCTCGACGTCGGACTGAGTGTGGAAAACCCACGCGTCCATCTCAACCTCGTGGCGAGTGCCCGCCATGCCGTTAAAGTTCGTTGGAACGTCGAACTCAACCTTGTGAGGGACGACGAGGATGGCTCGCGCGTTTTCGACATCCTTGGTACGGAAGTAGGACGAGGTGTTGGGCATCTTGACGACACGCTGCATAGTGTGTTCTCCTAGTTCTCACCCCGCGTTTCGGGGTGCTTGATCTTGTTTTCTTGTTCTTGTTCTGTGCAACCCTGCAATGGGGCGCGTAATAGCGCAACTAACCGTGTTAGAAACGCCTCTAACGACCTCGCAGACTAGCCGCGAGGATTCATGCGGGCCTTCAGCTGGACGCGCCGCCACGCATCCGCCTCGACCATCACCTCACTACCATCCGGCAACGCCATAGCAAGGTCATACAAGCCCTCCACGCTCAGGGGGAACTCAACCGGGAGCGCGGACCAGTGTTCAGTCAGCTCATCGTAAGCCACCGCCCGTCACACCCCCTCCTTCTTCGCAGAGGCCGCAAGCTCACGCCCCCGCGCCTTCCACGCCTCCACCAGGACCGGCTGATTATTCATCGCCGTCCCATATCTGCGCCACAACTCCTGCAACGTCGGCACATCCTGCGCGTCAGCAACCAGGTTGTAAATGTTCTTCTCGTTATCCGACAAGCCATCAAGCGGGTCAGCCTCGCGAGCCTTCGGACGCTCACCGTCACCCTCATGCAAACCCAGGTCCACAGGAACGTCGTCAACGATCATGCGAGCCTTAAGCTGGTCAACCACGTTCCACTTACCATTCAGGGCCTTCGCCAGGGACAGTACCGCGTCACTCATCGGCACCTTCTCGTGGTCCCAGTTCTGCCAGCCGAACGTGTCCTCAAGAGCACGCTCAACCGACGCAACAGAACCACGGAAAACCATCCACGGGGCGTCATACCCACCCCCAGCCTTCATCGTCACCGTCACCTCAGCCGGGGTATCCACAGCCAGAGCCGTCGCACGACCCACATCATCCCGCCACGGGGACTGTTCGGGAACCGCCATCACGCCACCTCCAAAAACTCCACAGGGCCAGTAATCGGCGGAACCTCGCCCGCACGTTCCCCACCAACCGCAGAGCAGTACTCGCGCACAGGGCACGCCTTACACATCACGCCCGGCGACGCAGGAAAAACCCCCGCCTCAAGACCGCGCCCCACGTTATTCAGCCACGTCTCCACGTAGCTATCGTTCCGGGTCGTCATCGGCACCCAATCCAGCACGTCGCCATCCATGCCCATCCAGTACGCAGCCTTCACCACCGGCACCCCAGCAGCACGCAACTGCGCCGCGTACGCCTTCAACTGGGTCGTAGACTGGGGAGGGTTGCCCGTCTTGAGGTCCACCACAAGCAGCTCACCATTCCCATCAACGAGAATCCGGTCAATGTAACCGACATACGGGTAACCACCCAGCGAATGCGACACCTTCAGTTCAATACCAGGGACCATCTTTCCGTCCGCCGCATCGAACAAAGCAATCTTGTAGTTGTTCGCGGCACGCCAGTCCAGCCAATTCTGAACCATGATCGGCCCATAATGACGCGCCCACTCCTCGTCCTTCTTGTTCGGGCCACCGCCCTTGCCGAGGCCAGTTTTCAACACCCTGCCCGAAGCGTTAATCGTCGTGCCCGCTTCCAGTCGGCGGGCCTTCTCCCGGTCGAACGCGAACGTGAACGCCTTGTTCACGTCCTCGTCCAGCAGCGGCGCATGCTTATCCGTGGCGAGGCCAACCTCATCAAGGTCACGCGCCTCAGTGACCTCGTGTACCGCCGTGCCCATCATGGTCACCCAATAGGTCGCCTTGTCCAGACCGTACACGCGGGACAGTCGCCAACGCTCAGCACAGTCACTGTACTGTGCTGCGCTGGAATACGACAGCCTGCAGATGGTCCGCTTCTCGTCCATGCGAGCCTTCTCCCTTCTAGTTGAAAGTGTGTTGAAAGTGTCCGACTCGGATCGGTCGAACAAGCGCAAGCCTACCGCAAACCAAACGCACAACGCAAGCCGAACACATAAAAAAGGTGGCCATGGCTTACGCCACAGCCTCCAAGTGGGAGAATCAAACCAGCCCTCACATGCTGAAATGCGCTTCAATAGCAGCCACGCGCACATGCGACAAGTCCACAACAGGGTTGCCCTCATCATCTAGGAACGGGTCACGAATCCACCACTTATCCACGCCCTCGCGGCGAGGAACGATCACGAGCGCATTAGCCTCACGATCATAATCAACAACTTTGTCTGCCCCAAGAATACGGCGCAGGCGAGCAGCCAAACGCGGCCCCTCGCCCTCTGGCACGCCACCCTGTTCGATAGTTGCCAGCGCCCGCAGAGCAGACCTGTAATGCCCATTGCGAGGGTTGTTTCCGCGCATCATCCACGGGGTTGCCAATGGCAACTCGTCAGGCATGCGACGCTCACCCGTACGCTTCAGGAAGCGACTCCACACAGACGTGGACGTCTCCACCCCGTACTTCTCTCGGTATAGGTCGATCATCTGCTGGTAGGTCCACCCCTCGTCCACCAGCAGTCGGCGAGCCTCATCCTCGTCCACGATCTTCCGCTGCGACACCTTGTATCACTCCCTGAAAATTGTTGGTAACAACTGCCGCACAATAAACGTTACCACACTGCAAGCCTAACGCAACACCCCACACAAGCATGACTCCTGTCACACGATAGGCAGAACATAATGAAAACGGCGGGAGCGCAACCCAAACAGGCCACACCCCCGCCAATCTACCGTGCGTTAAGCCACACGGCGAGACGCTACACGCCTCACCGCGCGCGCCCCACGGAACACGCCACCACACGCCTTACAACGGAAACACTCAAACACGCTCACCGCAGTCACCGCCTCACCACACGACACATACTCAGTGCCGCCACACGTCGGACACGACAGGCCCTCGCCCTGAGTCCACACGCCAAGGTGGACAGCCGACGACAACCACGGACGCAACCTGTCGAACAGTGCCTCGGTCAACTCCACGTCACCACGGTTATAAGTCTCCATCCGCATCCACGCATCCCGATCACCCTCCATACAAGCAACCCACAACGCGTGCCCCTCATGCGCAACCTTGTGCCCAAGCCCCAAACGACTAGCCACGTAATCCAGCTTGTTCGACGGGAACTTGAACTCCCGACGCACCACCGGCAACAAATCAACATTCCGATATGGGCGAGGCTTACCCAACCCAGCCAACACAAACTCACGATTCAGATGCTTCACGTCATACTTCACACCATTGAACGACACCAGGACATCGCACTCATCAAGTAGCCTCCACGCCGCCTCAACCATGCCCTCGTGCCCATCCTTCTCCACAGACCAGAACATCGTCTGCGAATCGCTATACCACTTCGCGGCGAAACAAATCATCCGACCATCCTCAACGATCTGATTCAACCCCACGTTCTGATCCCACAAACCCCACACGTGAGCCACAGTCGGACTGCACTCAATATCCAAAGTCAAAATGCGAGCACCATTGCCCGCACTAACCCTCGCACCCTCAGCTGCAACCGGCGCGTTCACACGCTCATGCATTTCACGCAACGCCATAACAACAACACTCCCCCCTGCGATGCGCCGACAAACTCGACCGAGCTACCTCAAAACCAGCCGCACGCAACGTCCGACGCAAACCAGCCGACGACTCACTAGGATCATCCAACGCCCCAGAAAGCCACTCAGCGTCCTCAGAATCCAGACTGCGAATAAACGCCCCAACCTTGCACAAACGCCGCTCCACGAGCCTCACAGACCCCCCAGTGGACCCATGTAGCTCACTCAATCTTGCCGCCACAACACACCACACTCCAAAACAACAATAAACCCCACGCGACAGTGGGGGACGCAACCCACACACAAGCCACGCCCCCCACACGGGAGAATCAGAACTCATCCTCCAACGCGCGCGGCACATCAGGCACAGGAGGAGCATCCACCCCATCAGGCAACAACTCCACCAACGCATGACCCCAACGCCACACCTTATGCGCCCAATCCAACGTCGCACGCAACCGGCGACCCAACGTGTCACGCTCCACCTCAAGCGACGCGACACGCTGCGACAGGCCATCCACCTCATGCTCAAGCCTGTCCACGAGAACCTTCAGAGCATCGAGATTATGATCCGCGCGCTTCGTCACCAACGTCACCAACACGCCGCCAAGACCGCCAAGCGCCGCCCACAACGCGGGCTGCGCCAAGAACTCGATAACCATCAGCCCTCCCCAGCATCAACCTCCGGGCCGTGCGCCGCCAACCACGGTAGCCACACGCGGAGAAACGCCTCAACTTCCGGCATCGCCATCACCCTAGTGACCGTCGCACACACACCCAACACCACAGCAGCCCAACCAGACGCCTCAGCCGCCGACACGCCAGCCTGCGCAAACACCAGTGGCAACAACGCCGCCAAAGCAACCGCAACCTGAAACACCGTACGCACCACAGCACGCCACGGAAACACCGTCTGCGACGACAAACCATTCATCATGCTACCTCCTTCACAACCTGCAAAACGCCCTGCGCGTCCTGCTCCAACACAACGCGTCCAACAATCAAATGCCCCTGATCATCGAACACGCTACAAGCCCCATCAAGGCGAGTGCGGGCAACGCCCGTGCACATCGCGCCCTGGTCGTCCATAAAGTAATGGTGACCGCCCTCAGACAGCCACCCAGTACGCATCACACCATTGGACTCAAGGTAATACCACTTGTCCCTCACCTGCTGCCAGCCGGTACGCATCTTGCCGTCATCGCCAAGGTAGAACCAGTTTTCACCGTCCTTGACCCAGCCAGTCTCCATCACGCCAAACTTCGTGTCATGCGTGGGATGCAAGTAGTACCAGGTGCCGTCCTCGATCACCCAGCCGGACTTGAGCCAGCCCTTCTCGTCCGCAAGGAACCACTGGCCATTGACTTGGAACCAGCCCGTCTCCCACGACCCATCATCCTTGCGATACCACCAGCCGTTACCTTCCTTCACCCAGCCAGGGCCTTCCGCCTCACCCAAATGGTCATACCAATACTGCGCGCGAGACATATACGCGTCAGCCAACTCATCACGCAACGCCGCAGGACAAGCCGTACTAAAGAAATCCGAATGAGGAAACACATTCACGCGCCACTCAGGACGACCCAACCCATACGCCGCACAAATAGCAGCCACCAAATGCGCGCCAGACTCAACCGTCTCATCCGAAATAGCCCAACCAGTAGACGGGCCGCCCACATTAGCGTGCTCAATACCAATAGCGCGACAATTCACACCCCAATCACCCGCATGATAAGCCGTGTCCCAATCGTGAACATACTGACACACGCTACCGTCAGCATCCACATTGTAATGCGCCGACGTCCCATTAGAAACAAACGCACCATACACGCCCTGGTGACTCATACGAACACCCGCATTATGATGCAACACCACACGATCCAACGCGCAACCACCGCGCCCCTGCGTGAAATTGGACGACCAAATATCGTAATCCGCATTCAAGTTAACGTAATCCACAACAACCCCCTACAAAAAGTCAGTCAATAACCTGCCACAATGCCGGTGCCTTATCCGGCGCAAGATCACCAGACGAATCATGCTCCTGCAAACAACGCCACACGTGCCCCACATGCTGACACTGGTCGCCCTCACCAATATGCATGCCAGCAGCCCACGGCTTATGCTCGCCAACAATAACCTTGCCGTCAGACCCGCACTTCACCCAACCGCGCCAAAAATCCTTCGGCCCCTGCGCAAACGGCGACAACCACTGGGCCGACACATTCTTCCACGTAACGCCATCAAACAACGCCCGCTCGCCAGGACCAATCGTCGCAGACAAATCCAACTTCGACACGTCCTTCGCAGGCTCATCCCGCACCGCCTCAGCGAAATCCTGCGCCGCCCTCAACGACGCCTCACGCGACGCCCTCAACGCGTCACGGCGAGCAAACTCCACCATCACATCCTGATACAAATACGCCAGCTCATCATTCGACAAGCCTTGCAACGTAGACTCCTCAACAATAGCCACACGCACTCACCCCACTCACATACTGATCGGAAGCGCAACCGTCATAAAACGGTTATACGACCCGTCACTAGTAAACCGCGCAGACCCCCCACTAGAACCGCGCCCATAAATGCCCCACTCAACCTGCGGGGCAACATTAGCGTCAATGATCCCGAAATTGAACAACATGTTAGACTGCTGATCCGAACCACCCGCATTAAAAGCCGACCTCACGCTACCAGACGACTTAGCCCACAAATACAAATCAACCTCGCCCGTCGTATTAGCCCAACCAGTCACAAACGACAGCATCATGCGACGATACGGGCGCACCGGAAGATTAGCCGAAAAATACTTGTGATACTGGCCCGCGCCAACATTAACCCAAGCCGGGGCGGGACTATACTCCTGATAATCCAACTCAGCCTCATTCAACGCCCGCAACAGCCAAGACCCATCCCCAGCCTTCGAGCCGTCAGCCTTATACAACTGACCCAAAATATCCAAATACGCCGGATTGGAAACAGTCGGCGCTGCCCCCTGAGCAGCCATCGCATCAATAGTGCCCTTAGCGTTAGCCGCCGACGTCGCAGCCTGAATCACGCCAGCACTATTAAAAGCCTTCGCCAAACCCGCCAACAAAGGCTCATTGTAGTCAGGCAACCTAACGCCCTTCAAACTATTCTCAGCCACACTCAACCTCCACAAACAGCCCCATCACAAGGGACACACAAACTCAACCTCAAAACGGTAATCACGCACAACCGACGTGCCATTCGTCTTAACACCCAACGACACTCGCTCCGCCGCCTTAATATCAATCAGGCCCGTAAACTGCGGCGTCGAATACGCGCCATTTGGGGCAATCGCATACCCATATAAGTCACCCCAACTAGCGTCCTGCGCATCCCCGCGCAACAACGCAACCTCAGTCGTCGTGTCCCACGTGTTAGACAAAACACACGCCCACCCGGACACGCGATAACGGCCAGCCCTCGACACAAGAATCGAATTATTATTCACAACCTTGAGCTGCGCCCCGCGCACCGACGTATCAGGCCGCAATGGAACCTTCAACACGCCATCCCGGGGGATAGTCATATACGCATGCCCTGACGACATACGGTAGTAAGGGGAGGCAAGTAGCTGATCCCACGTGATCCTAAAATCCTTGCGGCCCGCGCTCCCGAACTCGCCCGCAACACCAGTTGGGGTGAGTAACACTACGCCGTCAGCCCCGCCTGTCCCAGCCCGCACCCCTGAATAAAATGCCACATGTGGGCCAATCGTAGGCGACGTGTTCAACTCCACCATCGCGCGAGGCCCAATAGAGCGGACGGTGGAACCTGTAATCGTCTTGCCAGTCAAGTTCTCAGCAATCAGGTCACCCGAAATCACAGCCTTCTCAGCCCGCAGCTTTGACACCACGGACTCCTCAAACTTCGCAACCTTCGCAGACAACTCCTTCGACGCCACCAGCTTGTCCGCCGTCACCGACCCGCCAGCCAACAAGTTCCCCGTGATCGTCGCGTCACCAGCCACCTGCAACATGCGCGTCCACAAGTCCGACTCCACACGAACACTCGATGACGCAATATTGAATGCCACCCAATCCCAGCCATCCCACCGAAACCTATGCTCGACCACCCCGTTCGCCCCAGTCTGCTCATACACAGCGTTCAACGGCGGCTCCGCGCCTATGTTACGGAAGTGCGACCTCGGGTCCTCCTGCGACGACGAAAACATGAGACGCGCCCTACGCACGTCAGCCTGCGCGCCCTGCAACGCCGACTGTAACGACTGCAAATCCTGCGCCGTCCGCCCGCGAGCCTCCTCCAACTCGCGCATCGCACGCTCAGCCTCATCATGCGCAACCTGCGCCTTATCGGCCACCTCGCGCAACCGCTGCCCCTCAGCGCCCGCATACACCAGCCCATCCTTCGTTATGGACGGGCCAGCATCCAACACGCCAGACGGCGCACCAGACGCGTCCACCTGTACGCGCACATCCGACCCCGGCTTGAACACGCCGCCACCAGACGGCACATTCACCACATTCCCAGGCTCGCCAACCTCCACGCGGATCGTCCCACTCTCGCCCGCGCCAACAACCTTGCCAGGAAGTCCAGATACCACCGCATCCACTCCCTTCGGCGCATCCAACCAGAACGACGCCTTGCCAGCCAACTCACACCACCTTCTCCCGCACGTCAACGCGCATTGACTGCGCGCCCCCCGAAAAGTCCATCACCAGGCCAGTCACCACCCCGGCAACCGTCTCATCGTCCGGTGTCCGCACCTGGATTAAGTCGCCCAAATCCAGTCGATAATCCTGCACGATCTTGAACGACCTCACGTCCCCGCCAGACGTCGCCTCGCGCATCGCCCGGTCAGCAGCCGCAACAATCTCATCCTGCGACCCCGCCTGGACCTGCAGCACCTTGTGCACGATCCCGTACAAGGCGACCGCGCGAGGCCCCGCGTTCACCTCCACCGTGTGCGACAGTCCGCCCGCGTGAGACTTCCCGCCCTCCGTCGAATTAGACACCGCCGTCCACCTGTTCGGCACCGCATGCGACGCCTTCCTGGCCTCCGACAGCAACAAGTCCTCACCCGAATACGAGGCCACCACGCCGCGCCGAGTTGAATCAACCACATGTAACGCGTCGTCCGCCCCCACGTAGAACCGCAGCCCGTACATGTCGGCGAGCTTGCCCAACGCCTCGACACGCTTGTTCCCCCACGACAGGCCGCCAGGGAGCGTCGGATTATCGCACTCCAACATGGGAACAAGATGCGGGTAACACAAGCGCTCCACCTCGCGCTTCAACGTCGCCCCAGAGTCCGGGGACGTCGGAAACGGGAAGTCGTCATCCACAAGACGCTGCAGCAGGGAATAGGCCGTTACTTTCACCGGCCCATCACTGCCAGCATCCCACGACACCTCGTGCAACAGGAACGACCCCCGGTCCACAACGAACGGGGACGCCCCCCGCGGCTCCACATGCACCATCAGACGCGCCACCTGACCGTACGGTGCGAACGGCGACCACTCATTTACCGGCGTCCAATCCGGGGATAATGTCAACGACAAGCGCTCCTGCGTTGTCTGCCCAGACGACAACTCCAACTGGCCCGACTCCACCGGCACATCATCCGCCAACACCACGCCACCACGCGATACCTTCACCGTCGCCCACACGCGGCACGGCAACGTCAGCACGTCAACACTCAACTCCTCGGGACTTCTCACTCCACAAACCCCGCGCCCTCCATCACGTCCAACACCGTCCAGTTCCCCCACTTGCGGCCCTGAGCGATAGCGTCCCCCCACGTCGCAGACGGGATTACCGCGCCATCCAAACCCCACTCGCCCTTCGGGCCAGGGAACGGCTGCATCGTCCACTCCACATCAATCTGCCTATCGCCCTCGGGAGACAAGCGGTCGTAGCGGGCCGACTTCACCAAGACGCACCGCACGCCATCCACGCCCTTCGCGGGCTGACCGAGCGCAATCAACGTCACCCCAGGGGCTTCTAGCACATCCCGCACCTGCATCACGCGTTCCGGCGTGTCCACCACAAACCTTGACGAACCAGTCAGCTTGCCGCGCTTGAACCGGATCACACCGTTCTCATACTCGCTCACCTGATTCTCCCACCGCAGCGGGTCACCCGTATCCTCATACAAGTCCACGAACACGGCCCGCCCATCCTGGGAGGCAACCACCGCGCCGCCGTCCGCGACACCGTTCGCCCGCCTCGTCAACCACACCGGGCCATGCACCACGCCATCCGCCGTCGTCAGCGTGTACTGGACCGCCTCGCCAACCGGGGCCATCACGTAAGAGAAAAACCACGGACTAAACCGCAAACCCTGCGAACGTTGCTTAAGCTCGCACACGAACTTCCCGTCCGCCTTCAACACGCCAGGCGAAAAAACCACGAACGTCGGCAACCCCGTCACGCGATGAATGACCCCCTCAAACACTGGCTGCTGAACCATGCTCAAAACACCTCCAAAAAGGCCCCCAGACGGGCGGCCACGCCCCCACCAGCACCAGCCGGTAGGAGAGTAGCCGCCCACCCCATAGCGGGCCACTACGCGCCCATACGCGCATACTCGACAACACGCCCATCAGCCACATCACTAATGAACGTCTCAAGCTCCGTCTCATCCGACAAACGCAACCCAAACCGGGCACCACGCAACGACTCAGGATCAACACACACAGTCACACGCGAATCCTCCGACACGTCAAAACGTCCGCCATCAAACACACGCATCCGCACACCAGAACCAGCATCCACCACGCGACCAGCCATCGCCTCAGCCTCGCGCACAGCAGCATCCGCCTCACTACGAATACCACCAGCCAAACCATGAGGAATAAACTCGCCAAAACGACGGAACACCTTTGACGGAGAATTGATCTCCAACACGCCACGAGCCGCACCAACCGTCTCCGACGCCATCCCCACAGCCGCATCAGTCGCCCACCCGGCAGCACGCTCAATACCCTGAGCGAAACCCTCCGGCACGCTATAACCGATCTTGCGAAACACCTTCGACGGGCTGTTAATATCCAGCGCAGACTTCACAGCGCTCACTGCGGAACTAGCCATCGACTGCGCAGCCGAAATAGCGCCACGCACCTTACTCATGAGACCGCTCGCAAACGACGCGCCCGCGTTCACGCCCATGCTCCACAATCGACTCGCAGCTACACTCACACCAGCCACAGCCTGCGACACCAACTGCGACGCCGCCGAATACACGGCCCCAGCCTGAGACGACAACCCAGACCCGTAGCTCGCGCCAGCCGCAGCGCCAGACGGAGCGTAACTCACGTGATCAGCAGCAGACGCGCCAGCACTCGCCACGCAAACACCAGACGCCTGAACCAGCCCAGACGTGCCAGCCAGCCCAGCGCCGAACTGGGTACCCGACGCCTCGCCGGCCCCGGCATACACCGGCCCCATGCTGTTCCACTGGGTAATCAGCCCGTTCATGGGGCCAACGCCAATCGCGTTCAGCGCGCCCGACAGCCCAGACCCATACTGGCTACCCTGCGCCTGACCAACATCAGCAGGCGACGGAGACGGAGCAGGCAACGCACCAAAGTTGAACGGATTACCGCCCTGCGCAACCCCCTGACCGACGCCCTGAACCCACGCCATGCCCCCCTGCTGGCCCTGACTGGACCACCAGTTCGGCACCGGCACCAAAGACGACGTGTTGATCGGGGACAACTGCGTGCTATTGAAGCCGCTCGCAAACGACGCGCCCGCACTCGCGCCAGCCGCACTGAACGTCGCCGTCTGCCCATTCAATGTCAACGCCCAACCGTCCGCCGTCTGGCTGATCTTCACGCCAGCATCCGACAGAGCCTTCACCAGCTCATCCGACGTTTTAGCGCCAGCCGCCGCAGCCTTCAACCCGGCGTCCGCGCCCAGCGAATCCAACGACGACATGACGCTCGCCTTCATCTTGTCGAACGCTCCCGTCACCGCGTTATGGAACGCCTGCAACCCGGAAGTCGCACTCCACGACATGCCAGACAACGCAGGACCAATCCCGTTCGTCGCCTCGATCAACTGCTGAAGCTTCGCGCGCCCCTCATCCGAGGTGTCCGCCAACGCGTCCTTCAACTGCTGCAAGTACTGCGCGCCATGAGGCAATTTCGCAAGCTCCTCAAGGACCTGCGTGTTGAACCCAGCCGACGCCAAATCCAACATGTTCTGCGCCACCTGCGCCTGCGCGTCCACCTGCGCCTGCAAGTTCGCCAACACCGTCTCCACGGAATCAACGACCTCACCATTCGCGTCCCTGGCCGCCGCGCCGACGTCGATCATCGACCGGCCCACTCGCTCAATCGCAGAGTGCAAGCCTGTCGCAGCGTCTGCCCCCATATTCCACTGCTTGAACTGGGAATCCATGATGTTCCCGAACGTAGACATGTTGTCCTTCAAACGAGCGGCGTCCCCCGCCATCTTCGCCCACAACAAGTCCGTGTTACCGGCAACCAGGTTGTGCAACGACTGCTTGTCGGTGGCCGCCCCCACGCTATTCGCGTACTCGACAAGGCCCTCTTGCAGGCCCTCGACAGAGCCGAGCGCAGAATCGAGGGTGGCATCCCACTCCTCAACTGATCCGCCGTTAGCAATCACCTCGGCGCGCAGCTTCCGCAACGCTTCCGCCGCGCCCGCTACGTTCCCACTCTTGGCAATCTCGCCAATCTTGTCGAACGTGTCAGACAGGCTAACCGCGCCGCCAATCGACGCGCCACCGAAACTGTCACCAAAAGCGCCGTGGTACAGCCAGTTCATCCACCGGGGCGCCATCCGGTAGTTCTTCATCACACCATCGAGGCCGCCACCGGAGAAATCCAACGGATCGTCCTTCCCCATCTTCGCGGTCCTTGCGACCTTGCCGACGAGGCGCTGCACACTCTCCGACGCCTTATCGGCACCGTTCGCGACCTTCTCCATCGCCCCGGCAAGGTCACTCGCCAGAGCGTCCGTGGACTGGTTAGCAGCCGACACGAGCGCCCCAAGGGCTGCGACGCCTCCGGCGATAGCCAGCCCCCACGGGCCACCCAGGAACCCGATAACCGACGCCGCGCCAGCCGCAAGCCCGCGAACCGCGCCCGCAGCCTTCGACGCCATGCCACCAAACCGGCCAACCGCAGCAGCGGACCCCTCCGCAGCCAAACCGCCACCCAAGCCGCCACCAGCGCCCGCAGACAGGCCACGGGCCGACGCGAACTGCACCAACGCGTCCTTCGCCGCCAACGAATCAGCCCGCAGCCCAGACAGTGCGCCAGACAACGCCTTCACCAGGGACGCCGCAGACGAGATACCACGGAAAGCCAGGAACCCCGTAGCCACCGCCTCGACAGCGCCAGGAATACGAACCAGAGCGTCAAGCAGCTTCGACAACGCCTCAGCGACCGGCGTCGCAATCTTCCCCCACGACTCGATAGCGCTACCCAACGCCGGGCCGCCCTTCTCCACGACCCTCGACAACGCGGGCCCCAAACGCTCAGCCGCATGAGCCAACGCCTCCAAAGCCGCACCGACAACGGGAGACAGGCCGCGACCAAGCGACCCCATAAACGACATCAAAGACCCCAGGCCCTTCGACACCTTCGGCCACACGTCCGCGATACGCGACAGGCCATCCGCCAAGCCGTCGAACAGGTTATGGAACCCCTTATTGAAGTCCTTGCCACTGAACGACGTCAGTAGGGCCTTCGTGAACTTGCCGCCCACGCGCCCCATCGCCTCGCCAGCCTCAGCGGCCAGATGCGACCACGAGGACGCGAACTCGCCCCACACGCCCCGCGTCTCATCCTTGAACTGCTCCCACGCCCGGCTCATACCCCAGAACACGCGCTTCAAGCCGGTCTGGAACCGGCTCCCGTTCACGACCTTATTCACAGCCTCAAGCCCGTCAGCAAAACGCTTCATCGACGCGCCGCCCTGCTCCTCAGCAGCCTTAAAGAACCCGTGAAGAATGCCACCCGCACTGCCGACAGCGCGACCAAAATCCTTCAACGTGTCAATGCCACGGTCGATAATCTCCTGCAACCGGCCCGACTTCTCAGCCTCCACCAGCCAATCCGCATACTTATCCGTAGCCTCACCGAGCCACCCCAAGAACCGTTCCATCGTCTTAGACCCGTGCTTGCCCAGCACGCCCAGAATCGTCATCAACGAATCAGTGTGCTCACCCAGCTTGTCGATGCCCGCCGCCGAATGGTCAAACATCTCAGCAATATGAGGCTTGAGCACGCGGTCAAACGAATCAACCAGCTTACCGAAATGACCACCCATCGCCTTCGACAGCCTGTCAAAACCAGACGCCATCTCGGGGAAGAACGAGTCCGTAATCTTCGCGATCTGCTCATCCGACACTGCACCCCAGAACCCATGCTGAGCCGCATCATTCATCTTATGGAACGCATCTTCCAGCCCCGGCACAATCTCCGTCGCAACCTTCGCAGCCTGCACCGCCGTATACCCGATAAACCCAGCAGAAATCGCCAGAGTCGGACCCAACAACGCCGCCGCCTGCAACACGTGACCAACCGCGCCGCCAAGCGTAAACGTGTGCTTCAGCAGCTGAGTCACGCCAGAACCAGCCACCGCAAACCCGGCACCCACCGCGCCGATCAACGGCACCATCTTGTCCAGATTCTTCACCAGGTCCCACACGTTATGCGTCAAGTCCGACGCCAAACGCCAACCCGACATCGCGGCCAACGTCTCCCGTGCGATCACCATCGCCTTGTGGTCGATCACCGGGCGCAGCTTCACCCACCTGTCGCGAGCCAGCATCGCCAACCTGGCCGCCGCCACGTAGCGGGACGAGTGATCTAGTCCCAGCTTGAACTCCAACTCAGTGTCATCCCACTTGCGCTTGAAGTGCTTTAGCTTCCGTCCCACTTCGCGCAGCTCATGGTCACTCATGTGCGGCTTAATCTCCAAGTGGAAAGCCTCATGCTTACCGAAAGCCCGTTCACGCATCTCATGACGCAACTTGTTCAACGCCGCATCGACGCGGCCAGACTTCACATCGACGTCAGGGTCAACTACGTACTTCCAACCCTGAGTGAACTCGCGCTCCATACGAGACCGCAACCTGCGCAACGCGCCGACGTCATTCAGGTCCTCGTCAACACGCCACTTAACCTTGCCGACGTACGCCTTCGAGAAAAACCCGTCCAGCGCGCCACGCACGCGCTCCTGCCACTGGTCGTCAGGACGCAAATCAAACTCGACAGGACCCAACTCGCGGAATGCCCTGCGCATCTGCTCGCCGCGACGCCCATACCACATACGGAACGCCGACTCCGTATGGCCACGCCAATACGAATCCTCATCCGAGTGAGGACCCTTAAACTTCAGGCGCTTAGCCGCGTCCCGCTTCATCGCCTCCAACGACGCCGACCAGTGCCGCCTGATCGTATCCATGTCACCGTCGTACACCTTCGACAGTGTGCCCGCGTGCCGCTCCGCCGCATCATCCAAACGATCAGCCATCGCGCCGATCTTCGCGAACTCTCGCTCATCAAAATGGACGCCCATCTGGACGTCCCTCACCGCCGCCTGCGCCCGCTCAGACATCACCCGCACGCGCTCACGCAACGCGCCCTCGTCCAGCTCAACGCCAACCTCAAGCGGCTGCAAACGCTTCTCAATCGCGTCCAAACGCCGCGACAAGTCACCCCAGAAATCCCTCGTATCCGGCGTGACCTTCACAGCAAGACGCGCAACAACATTACCGGCCTCTGCACCCAATCACATCAACCCCCCCCTCACACAACAAGCCCCGCGAGGAGGGCGAGAGCAGATAATTCGATCACCCGGAAACGAGGTCTACGAACATCGCCCTCACGCCCTTCACGGTACATTTCTCCGCCGCAAACGTTTGCTTCACCCCAGGACGGCCCGGCCACAAATACGGACGCCGCGACTTCCCAAAACCAGTCGCCACCGTATTCACCGAAATGTTGTCAAACACGTCCGCCAACAAAGACATCTCCCGCGTCCACCCACGCAACTCAGGCATCTCCGCCAACAACGCCTGCGTCCAACAACCATCCGGCAACCCGCGCACCAGAGCAAGCAAAAAACGCGGGGACGGGGTACCACTCTCTACCGCATCTACCAGGTCAATCCCATAGTAGAGTCGAAAATCCGCGTACAACCCCGTCCCCGCCTTATCCAGCAAGCCCGCGACGGCTAGGCTTCCCCCACCTGCGTGCGCTCAAAGTAGAGCGAAACAAGCGTGTCCAGCACAGCCGCATCCTCGCCAATATCGCCGAGCAGCGCCTCAGCCGCATCCTTATCCTCCGCGACCAGCATCAGAATGTCACGGTAGAACTCCGTCACATCCGCCTGATCGTCGCCCCCCTTACGAGCAGCCGTCAGCTCATTGAAGCGCTCACGCTCAGCCTTGCTCACTCGCATCAGGCCACGGAACACCACGCCGCGAACCGTCAAGTTCTTGTACTTGTTGTTCGCCTCAGCGCGCAGAGCATCCAGGTCAAGATTCTCGAAATCAATTGCAGTCATTACAAACCTCCAAAAATAGTGCCACAGTGGTATGCCAGGAAAAACAAAGGGGACGGCCCGTGCGGCCACCCTGGCACCCGCCCCACACGGGTCGCCCCCTCAAGCCTCGATCAGCCAGCCAGCGACATGACCTCGCCAATACCGAGCGTGTTACCGTTCTTGTCCTCAAGAATCTCGAACTTGATAGGCAACGACGCCAGTTCCTCCACGCTGTTCACATCAAAGTCGCCGTTAGCGACCAGGTCCGTCTTGCCCGCGTGGATAAAGCACACGTTGCCCTCATCCTCCACGACGATCAGCAGAGCGCAATGCTCAGCAGTCGGCTTGGACTTCGCGTATGTGATGCCATCCACCGTCGCAGCGTTAGCGCCAAGGTAGCGCTTGATCGACGCAGCATCGAACTGCTCAAGCGCAATCTCAATCGAATACGACACGTCACCAATCGACGTGCGCAGCTTCTTCTTCTGCAACGAACCCTTCGTCGTCACGTCACCGCCACTACGAGCTGCCTTAAACGGATTCTCCGCCGACGTGTGACCGATATTCGTCCAGCCCGTCAACGCGGTCGTCTTGTTCGTCTTGTACGCCGCGACAGTCGGGGCCTTCGTGTCAACCGGCGCAGTGTAAATCTGCGCAGTCGCCACAATCATCGTCTTGTTATCATCCATCGCCATAACAACCTCACACTCCCTGCACCATCAACGGTGCAACACCACCAGTCGGGCTTGGAACACGAAACGCTCCATGCCCACCGGCAAATCCTGATACTGAACCGGGCCAGTAGAATCCGCCCAGTCCTCACGACGCCGAGGCCGCTCCATCAACTCGAAAGCCTTAACGAAAGACTCTCGGCCGGGAACCCGCCTGCCCCGCGCCGCATAATCGCGCAACAACTCGATAATCGACCAGCTAATCCGCCACGCCACATCCTCAGCGTCCAGACCGGACGTGAACGTATGCACCTCGAACTCCAACACGTCAACCGCGTCATCCGACCGGATGAACTGGCCTCCCGTCGTCGGCTGCACCTCCACGACCATCACATACGGGACCGAGTTGCCCTCCTCGATGCGAGACCTGCAGGTCACCCCGTCAGGCAGGTCCGCCTCCAACCAGCCGGGCAGGAACGTCTCAACCGTCACATGCCTGCCAGGGTCCAACTTCGACGCGTCAAACACGGCCACCAGCTGCAGCTGCAGCCAACGCCCCCACACCCCTTGTGGGGCCAATGTGAATGACCCTCTGGCCGACGATCTTCCCCGAGTCGTCAAGAATCGGCTTATACCGGGTCTCGCCGCTACGCCCATACTCGATAGCCGCCGCAGCACCATACCCATCCTCGTCAGACAGGACGATGTAGCCGTCAACCCACGCAACATACGACTCGATCTTCGCATGCCCCTGGTAACGGTGGGCCGCCAGCTTAGCCTTCGCCACAGCCGCCCGCTTGTTCGTCTGCCCCCTCACCTCACGCCGCACCTGCGGCATGTGCGAGACGATCTTATTCAACCGTTCCTTACTCACGAGCATGGTTGCCATCAGCACCACCACCAATCCCAGTCAGGTTTGACGGCGGACGCGGCTTGCACTCGAACTCCCAATGAGTCGTCCTGCGCGTCCCACGCTTCAACGCCGGGGGAGCCGCCGCATCCCACTGCTTACCGTCGAACTCGATCAACGTCCACGCACCGACGTCGGTCAGCAATTCCCCGTCAACCGTGCGAGGCTCCACCAGAATCAACGCAACCTCGTTCGTCAACTGGCCCTTCGCTGCGCCACGGTTTGACCGCACCTGCTTCATCGACATGTAGCACTTGTACGGGCGCTCCAAGTCCGGGACAGTCACCAGGTTCCCCCGCGCGTCCCTCGCCCGCTTACGCCCATACACAACGCCCGTTATCCGCCTGTGTCTACCGACTGCCACTACAGGTCCCCCTCGCTCCACTTGAAGCGGGCACCCGGCAACCACCAGTCACAACGATGCCAACCACGGTCAACGTCCCTCGACGTCGGCGCGGCGGGGGAATGGACGAACGTGTGGACAATCGACAGGGTTGAATCCAGTCCCGCCGCCTGACGCAACGTCCGCACCTCATCCGGCGTATAGAACACCGTGCCCGTACGCAACGCCAAATCCGTGTACGCCTCCGTCTCATCACCGGCACGAGACTGAACAACGGACTCAGACAGGTCCATGTAACGGACACACGCGTTACGGACAATCGTCTTAACGACCGGGGGTACGGCGTCGGCCATCCACGACGGCCTGCCATGCAAGCGAGCCAGGTTCGACGCGTCCCAAATCACCGCCGCCGCCGTGTCCTTCTCGTCCGGCGACAACGCGTACTTAAGACGAGCCTCCAACTCGGCCACGCTAATCAACATCTCCCTGCGCCTGGCCTGCTCGGCCTCCGACGCGGGCGGGGCAACTTCCTCAACTTCGCTCACGCGAACACCCCCTCACACGAACAGGGGCGCGCCCCCAGGGTTGACACCTCGCGCACATTAACGGGATGCAAGCCAACCCTGGGGAGCACCGCCCCACAACTACAGTTGATACAACTGTTCCATCTCAGGTGGCGGCGGCGGACCACTCGCCCCCGAGCTTGGAACCACCGGGGTTAGCCCTTCACGCCGAAACCGCAGGAGCCGTCGTATGCTTGGAACGCTTATCCAAGCCCAGCGCCTTACCAACCACAGTCTTGTCGGTACCCTCAGCAAAGTACTTGTCCGTACCGCCCAGCTTGAGCTTGACCGCGCGCAGCGTGTACTGGTCGTCGGAAATCTTCTCAACGCCCGCCGTCTCATCCCAGTACACAACCGGGTCAAGAACCTGCTGGAAGCCATACCAGGTATTGACCGTGGAACGCTCCTGCTGACGCATCGCGTCGTAGTCACGCAACCATCGCATTGCGATACCAGAATCGGAAATGCCGGTCGCGCCCTTCACCGACTCAGGAACATGCGGCGCAGCGTTAAGGAAGATGAACGCGTCACCGGCCAGAGCGTACGCCTCATCGGACGGCAAGTCCTCCGACACGACAATGTTGAAGCCCTTGACCTTACCCAGAACAGCGTCAGCAAACGCCGTCTCAGCCAGCTTGTCGCCAACCGACGCGGCCTTCACAAAGTCCGCCGACTGCAACAGGGTATCCCAATCAGAACCCACAACCAGGGTCCTCGACACCTTCGACGCACCCAACAGGTTCAGAGCGCGACGCGCTTCAATAATATCCTTGAGGACATTGTTTTCCTTCGCGCCAATCTCAACCGTGTACTTGCCCGTCTTGAGAGCCTTCACCGCGCCATACTCAAGCTTGCGAGCAACCGCGTGAGCCTGAGCGGGCAGGATCGACGTGCCCCAACCATTGAAATCAAACTCCCACTCCTCGTCCGTCAGCGACGTCGCAGAATACGCGTTACCGCCGAAACGGACCGCAATCTTACGTTCCTTGTACGGATCAAGAATAAGCTCCTGCGCACGGTTATTACGCCACTCATAATCGTGAGCGGGAAGAATACCCGGCACCTTCACATTCAGGGTGTCATCCTTAGCGCCCTTGAAATCCTCAATGCCCTTCTTGGCAAAAAGGGTAGGAACGACCAGTTCGCGCTCCGTCAACGCGACCGCAGTCGCAGCCAGCTTTTCCGGCTTCACCGGGGTATGAGTAACAGCCACCATACCAAAATCTCCTCTACAAACTCAAGAAACCAAACAACCAGGAAACGTCAAATACGAGGCACGCGACTGCGAACAAACTCGCGCGCGTCAAACTCGCCTTCCGCCTCCTCAGCGGGAGCCAAACCCCCGCCCTTGCGAGGCAGACCCGCAGCGCCGCCAGTCGCGCCCACCAGGGACGTCAACTCCTCGCACGCCGCACGCATCTCCTCAACCGTGCCGTCCTTGACGAACTCGAACGCCTTACCGGGCAGGTTTGGGAACTCATCACGCACCTGCTGACGCACGCGCACGCGATCAAGCTCAGCCTCAACCTGACGAGTTTTCTCGTCAGCAGCCGACAGTGCGGCCTCAAACTCCTCAACCGTCTTGAGGCCCTTCACCGACTCCTGAACCTCACGCAACTGCGTGCGATACCTCGCCGCCTCGTCACGCGCCCCCTTCAGTTCACGTTGCGCCCACTCAGGCAGGTCATCAACCTTGCGAGGAGAGCCATCCTTGCCCTCCCCCTTGTCGCCTTCCACCTGCGCCTGCTTCTCCGACTCAACCTGCGCATCCTCGCCGCGCGCTCCCGGCGCACCACCCTCAACCGCCTCAGCCTCATCAGCCACATTCTTCTCGTCCGCCAAAACACACTCCCAAAAACAAAGCCCACGCACGCCACCAGGACGACACGTGGGAACACCAATGAGGCCGCCAGGGCCTCCACCAACACGCCTACCGCTTGAACTTACGGTAGTAGTAACTCCGCCAGCCGGACTTGCCCTTCAAGCCCTTACCGCCGAAATCGTTGTACCAAAGATTCTGCATCTCCCGATTCACCGCGAAACGAGACCCCTCGATGCTTGACCCCGCAAACAGGGGCAACGCGTAACAATGACAATTCGGGTGATACCCGTGAGTCCCATTCGCATGCGTCATGTCATGCCGCAACGCCTCGTGTTTCCCCGAATACACCGCGCCACGAGACAGCAACATCGCACAAAACGCGCACGGCGTCCCAGTCCCAGACACCCTGATCCACGCCTGCCGAGCTGGATCACGATCCCCCATATCGCGCACCACAGACCGGACGCCGCCCGCCGCCGCCTGCTGACCAACCCCAGCCACCACGCCAGACGACACCTCGCCAGCATCCAGCCGAGCACGCAACAAATCCTGCGCCGCCTTCACATCCACATCACGCAACACCGCAAAGTCCGGCGTCGCCTGCTTGTCCACCTGCACTCGCACGCCAGCCAACGACGACGCGCTCAAAGCGGGCAGTCCAGCCGCCTCGTTGAACTCGCGCACCAGCTCACCCAACGACACCTCGCCGCCCTGCGCGTGCCCGCGAATAGGGGAGGGGACCGTGCGGCCCGTCTGCAACGCCCTCAACAACCTGTAGAACGCCACCCCCAGCACCGCGCCACGATCCCACGGCTCCACAAGCACCTCACCGAACCGGGCCGCAACATCACCCGACTTGTCTACCTGCTCCCACCAGCGGGACACGTCCTGCACCGTCCCCAAACTCAACTGACCCAACGCCCTCTCAAAGGCCCTCAGTAGAGACTCCACACGCGCATCAGCAACCACTACACGCCACCGCCGTCCAACGACACAGGCGCGGCATCCGAGGCCCTCACAGGCTCATCTACAGCATCCCGTGCGCCCATCACGCTAAACCCCTGAACAGCCGCACCAAAATCAGAACCCAACCGCTCCGACGTCGCCAACTCATCCCACCGATCCAACTGAACCGGCGACACACCAGGCACCATCTCCCACAAACCACGAGACGGCACCCCAATCTCCCGCAACTTCGACAACGCATCCGCCGTCTGCGACAAAGCAGCCGACTCCAAGTCGCGCCACAACACCTCGTTATGCTCCCACTGGTCGCGCTCCGCGCGACCCTCTAGGACCATACCCACACGCAACGTCCGCTCCCACGACTCACCAAACTGAGTCCGGTACAACTCCACTTTGCGGCGAAACGACTTCTCAGCCGCGTTCAACGCGTCAGCAGACAAGTTCGCCATCTGGCCCAACAGGAAGTTAGGAGGCGTCTGCGAGATAGCCGAAAAGTCCTTAATCAACGCATCCATCGCCGCGATATAACCAGACTGGTCGCCAACCGGCAGGGAACCAAACTTGCCATCCGGTGACGAGTTGACCAGGAAGTCACCAGGCCCCGCCGCAATCGGTTGACGAACAACCCCACCATCCGGGCCAACCACCGGCATGCCGTCCGCGTCTACCGCGACCGCAGGCTCCAACCCGGTCGCCCACAATACGCGATGCGCACCATGCGACTGCTCAAGCAACAGATTAAACAACATCTGGTTAAACGAGTCCTGCCACTGCTTCAACGGTAGAACCGCGCCTTGCACGCGCCCCTCATCATCCATCTGCGACACAAACCGCGTCACCGGACAATGACCAGAACCACCATGAGGGACACTGGGACCAACACGAGGCTCGCCACCATCATGAGGCAAAACCACGTCGTAACGGTTGTGACGATCCCACGCGACCGCCAGGCCAGGCTTAGGGCGACCATCCGGCCCAGCGCCAGGACGACGCATCACCGACAACGCAAGAATCGCATTATCGTCCGACAGGGCATCCTCGAACAGGCAGACAGTCCGCAACGCCGACAGGACACGAACATACGCCCTACCGTCCTGGCCGACCTCAACCACCGTGAACGCCTGACCGTACGCCACCGCACTACGGTGAACCTGCGCCTGCTTAGCATCAAGATTCGACCGCTGCCACAAGTCCCACTCAGGAGTCTCAGACGAACGCTCATCACCCGCACGCTGATCTCCCGACCGGAACCCATCAACCGCCAACGCCTGAACAGCCGCATTGACCGGGATTTCACACCAGTTCTGACGAGCGCGACGCATCATAGCTTTATGCTCAGGCAACATGCCCTTGGGCGAATACGGGTCATCAAAATCGCCGCGCAGATAAGCGTCAGCAACCGACAACCCATCCTCCCAATCGCGATTCAGTACTCGCAACCCCTCACCAATGAGAGCTTCCAACGAATCGCCAGCATCAATAATAGCCGCCACAACACATCACCCCAACTAGAATCGGTAGAACGACCCCCCGGCCTTCGCAACCGGACGCGACGCCATCTCCGTCTGATAATCGCGATACGCACCAAACGCGAGCATCGCCGCCGCGTACATGTCAATCTTCTTCTTCGACTCGCGGCCTGCCTTCATGAATGACACGCCATACGGCGTATCCTTACGCAGCACATTCAACACATGCCGACGAAACGACGCCGACAACTCACGCGAACCACCATGCGACACCTTCCCATCAAGAATCGCCGCCATAAACGCCTCATGCAGATTCACCGTCCGCTTACGGGAACCACGCATATCCCACGCAATCGGACCCCTGTCTGACGCGCGAGCCACAAGCCGCTCGCCATAGTCCAAAGTCCACTCATGGATATAGGATTCCCACAACGCGACGTCAGCGTAGAACCCAACGACGTCGTAGTCACGGAAGCACCTGTGGACCATGGAGTCCACGCGCTCACGGTTGACCTCCCAGTCGCCCGCAAGGTCCAACGGCTTCTCCTCAAGCAGCAACGGCACCATCAAGCCATCCGACACGCGGATAGCGATAAGCGCCGTAGAGTCGTCCGACTTACCACCATCAAACCCGAGCACGATCCGGTCGCCCGGTTCCAACGTCGCCTTACGTTCGATACGCTTCCACTCAGCCGACGAGAACAAGTTACCTTCCGGCTGCCACACCTGATTCAGGTACATGCGGCGCGATTCCGACGTTGGACGCGACGGATTCAGCACCGACCGCCACGCCTCATCAGCGTCACACCACACAGAGTCCCCGCGCACAGCGTTGTACAACACCTTAAACACGCGCTCATCCAACGGCGTATCATCCGGGGCCTCCAACGAGTCATAGAACACGTCAGGATCCGTCGTCAGGCCCTCCAACGACCTCATATACGCCTCACGGTCGTTCTCAGCCACCGAACCCTCACCAGGCTTATAAGCGTTCGTAATCGCAAGGTAACGCGCCTTCATCTTCGTCGTATTACCCTCAACCGTATTCTTCAACTGCTGCCCGTTATTCTGAGGCAACCAGTGCTGCGTCTCATTCAACAACGCAAAAGTGCAGCGGTTGCCTTCCGTCGACCGGAACGATGATGTCTTGACCTCGATGCGCGCCGTGTTATTACAACCACGCACAATCTGCAAGCGCACATCGACGCCATACTTCGCGCGCAACCTGTCGCCGACAAGCACATGGAACATGTCGAAAGTGTTCGACGTTTGCTCCTGCTTCAATGCGAAGATCTGCACCAACGCCTGCGGACACCGACGACCAACCGGCTCACCATCCGAACCCCACCCAGCAAACCGGGACGGACCAAACGCTTCAACCAAACACAACACCGCAAGCAGGGGATCCTTACCCCAACCCTTAATCCGCTGCAAAACGCCTCGGCGTCGGTAAATGAACTTCCCCTCATCGTCAACTGCATACCACCACAACACGATACGCAACTGCTCCAAGGTAAACTCAAACACGTCCTGGTCTGCACCAAGCGGCTCCAAGTAGTCCGAACACCACCGGGCAATCTCCCAACCCAGCGTATGCTCAGGCAACACAAACCGACCATCCTCGCCACGCTCCCACGTCGGACCATAATGTACCGGCGCAAAGCGCTCAAGGATTTCCTCGTCAGACAAACCATCATAGGGACCACCAGGAGGTGCCCCAGCCTTATCGACATCGACCAAAACCAGGACACCCCCCAACCCCATCAACACACAAGTACCCGTGGCGGGACTCGAACCCGCACGCCCCGAAGAGCGCCACATTTTGAGTGTGGTGTGTCTACCAGATTCCACCACACGGGCCAAAGATGAACCCCCCAACGAAAACCGTCAGGGGGGCGGCCGCGAGGCGAACCCCGCTACCACTACCAAGAAAATGCCCCCGCCGTGTAGCCGTCGTGCTCGCGCGCCACGCCGCGACCCAGGGCCACGACTCGCCGTTTCAGCGTACGGGGGCCACCAAAAACGTCCCGCCACGGAACCCGCCCCCCAACACCAGGAGACAGGAAGTGACGGGGCAATACTACACCCCGCCAGTCCCGGAGGACGACGAGGAACTAGATAATCTCCAGCCCACTCCCCACGCCATTGTGGGGGCGGGCTGAATAGGCTACCGGGAACAACCTCTAAGCGGCCGCCTCAGCAGCAATAACCTCGCGCAAACGCGCAAGCTGAAAACCACCAAACCACGACCCCACATCCTCGCCAGGGGCCACAACCGGCATCGCACTAAACCCACGCTCAACCAACATATCGTGAGCCTCAGAATCAACACTCACATCCACCGTCTCATACGAGACGCCCGCCTTATCCAACACCCGCTTAGTCGCAACACAAGAACCGCAGCCAGGCTTGCTATAAACAACAACCACTCAACAACCCCCACAACAACTAAGACGACCGCAAACGCTCACGGTAACTATCAATCACACTCACCGACGCCGGAACCACATCAGACTCATCAGGCCGCAACTCAATACCAGCACGACGACGCTCCGACTCCGACATCCCCAACTTACCCAACTCCATGTAAATCGTCGCCAAACGCTGCGACGACGGATCACGCAACAGGGGAGGGCGATCACGAGTAAACCCACGCGCCTCACGCTCAGACGGCCTCAACGACGCAGCCTCAGCATCCCAACCAGCACGCAACGCACGAGCACGCACAGCCTCATCCTGCTGACGCTTATACGCCGACAAATCCTCGCACAAGCTAAACGCCATCTCCCAGTCAGTCTGCTGAAACCAAAACGACTGACCAGACACCTCAATAGCCTCATACATGCGCTTAGCAGTTGGATGCCACTTACGATCCGCCTTACGCGGCGACACACCCATCAACACGCCACCAGTCACATGCTGCGTCCTCGACGGACGCTGATCCACCAACTCATCCCGCCGCGCAGGAACCGGACCACTACGAGCCAACAACACCACCCCCACGCAAACCAGGATGCGGATCAGAACGCCTAAACCGACCAGCAACCTCACGCCTCATACGAGCCAACGCCACATGCCCCTCACGCGCCGACTTCAACGCATGATGCTCACGACACAAAGCCCGCAAATTACCAAACGAATCATCATCACCCGGAACAATATGATCCACATCCGTAGCCGGAGCACCACACACCGACAACGCATCAACCTTCCACTGACAACGACCGCCATCACGAGCCAACACCGCACGCCGCCTAGACGCCCAATCAGACGGCAACCGACGCCGCCTAGCAGAATCACGCGCCCAAGCCACAACAACCACCAACCAACAACGATCACGCCCCGACCGAGGTCCGACCCAGCTCCACCAAGCCGCTAATATACTCGACGCCGAGGCAACGACAACAAAACCAATAACCAATTACGCCTTAAGACTTAAGACGTTAAGCAACGACAGAATCAAATTCAATACCAATTACATCTTAAGACTTAAGGCAACGACAAAACTATAAGATAGAAACCATAAGCTATGAGATAGAAACCATAAGCTATGATATAGAAACCATAAGCTATATGTCGTGAACTAGAGAACTTGAGATAAAGAACTTGAAACACTAGCTTAAGACTTAAAATATATATTTATATATACTTGCCCCCCTACCCCCCAAGGGCTTTTACCCTCTCACTATATAGTCAGTGAGCGAGGTGCGGGAAATTCGCACATTTTTCAATAATGAGACACATGTCACGCACGCATGGTTGGGAGGTAGGCCCCGGAATCTGCAGAAACGAGCCAATTACCTACAGTCCCCTGGCGGGTGTTGGGAAGGCGCGGCCTGCGGCTCGGCTTGTGAACATGGGGAGGGTGATGCTAGCGTGAGCTGTCAGGCAATGTGCGACGCTGCAGATTGGTTGACATGGAAAGCTTATGACCCGTCGCGGATATTTTTTGCTATGACCGTGCGGTATTCAGGCGCAATTCTTCGGGGGCCATAGCCCCCTATTGATCTGCTATTCCGAGTGCGATCCTCGGGGTGTAAAGTCGCCGCCCCCGCCGCCGCGTCGGCTTGTATTTAATCGCTTAGTTAATTGCGGTAATTATTGTCATAAATTGTTTTTTGTTATCGCGGTTGAATTATTGCTGAGTTGTTATGTTGCTATTTGATTAATGCGCTTGTGCAATTGCCATTCATATGGTAGATGCAATTCTTTATGTGTATTGCGTTACTATTCTGCCAGTCAAGTTGACAGAGAGGTCAGCATGCGCTACTTGCGCGCTTGTGCGCGTTTGGGTAGGGGAAGTCTGTATCGAATGTGATTAGCGGCTCATTTGATTGATTGTCCCCGCGATGGCCCCTAAACACCGTTTGACAGTTCATGGCCGGCGCTTTGTGCTGGCACGCGGTGTGGCGCGGTATTCTGCGAGCGTCTTGGAATGTGGTCGTTGTACGTCTCGCGATGCGGCGTTGGGCTTGCGGTGTGGCATGCGGCGGGAGTACGCTTGTGCCATTGCCAAACGAGGCGGCGCGGCGAGAGCGCGGCGCGTGTAGTTTTGTGCGATTGATCTTTTTTGCGAATTGCACAGTGGTTTATTTTTCGCCTATTGGTGCGCGCTTTGCCTAGCGCGGTCCCTCACCTCCCATGTAAGCGGCCCTGTCTGTAGGGGCGGGGCTTTGGGCAGGTCACACCGTCGCTAGGGTCGCCCTGGAGTCCTGGACGACTTAATCGGGGGCGTGTGCCGTTAGTGGACTAGGGCAGGTGTCTAGTGAGAGCTGCGCGCGCTTAGCAGGTGTGGCGCGGCGGAGGGTGCGATTCCCTCCCTGCCTACGGGCGCGCCCAAAGATGGGCAGCGCTAACTACGGCCCCCAGGGTGGGGGCCTGTGTCTGAGATTGAGAAGCGATTTATTATGATGCTGGTCGATTCTAGGGGCCGCCGCTACCTGACTTCCTGGGATGCGTGCGAGGATGCTGCCCGCGACTTCGCGGGGGATTCTGTCAGTGATTTCGATATTGCCGCCCTGGCGGACACGCTTTTTGACCGCGTGCACGCGGCGGATGGCGTGCGATTCTATGAGCGCCCCGAGGTGTCTGAGGCCGCGATTAGTGCGTGCGATTGGACGTGTTGGCGCGCCGCGTCTCGCCCAATGGGCGGCCTCGTTGCGGAGCGCTGGGAGCGTTGCGGAGTCCGCATCTACCATGTGGCACTGTTTAGCGGCGACCGCGGTCCTGCGTTGGTGTTGACTGTTGTTTCGGAGATGGGCGGGTCTCTTTGGGATTTTGACGCGGGGCGCATGTATGACTCTGACAATCCCGCTCATTGGGGCTGGCTTGATGCGGTTTTTGGCCGTCGCGAGGCGTGGCGTCGTGAGCTTGCCGAGGCGGCGGCGCGATTCATTGGGGAGCGATTCTAGTCCCTGGTTTCCCGGCCCTAGTGGTGGGTTTCAGGTGGGTTCAATTCCCACGCTGGGAGCTGGCTACCAAGGCGGTGGCTTATTGAGAATGTGAGAGGTGATTGTGTTGGCTACACAGCTTGAGGGTTTGGCGGCGGCGGCGCGGTGTGCTGATGCGGCGGTTGCGCGGTTCCTGACCTATGGGACGCTTACTGAGTTGGTGGAGTGGCTCTACGATGACATGACTTCGCCGGGTTCGGATGACTGGGATGAGAGCGTGCTGAGCGCGTACTGGAATACGTACTCGTGGTGCGGCGTGTTTGAGGCGTGGGATGAGTGCGGGCGGCCTTGGTTTGACCCGTCGCGCTGGTGGGTTGATGACTCGGAGCCCGCGTACAGGCGTTCCGCGCAGGGCAACGCTCGGTTGGATGCGGTTGGTGAGATGGTTTACGAGGCGTTTCCCGAGGCTATCGAGCGGGCGGCGCGTGAGCTTGGGTGGGAGGTTATGTGGGGGCTTGATTTCCTGCATGGCGTGTTCCCTGATGGTGCGCTTGCCCTTGATGAGCGCGGTTTGGACGCGGCGGCCGCGAATGAGTGGGTGAGCATTTTGATCCCTCCGGTCGTTTCGTCGGTTGCCTAGCAAGGCTTGGTTTCCCTGACTTAGAGGTGAGTAATCAGGCCGGTTCGATTCCGGCCCCGCGAACGATGCGCCCTCACGGCGGGGGCGTGAACTGAAAACACAAGGGAGAGAACAACAATGAGCGATTACAAGTGGGAGGAGCCGTGCGGATACTACGGCGATGTTGTCCCCGAGATTACGGCGCAGGTTGCCGAGGACGTGATTGCTGAGCTGTACGTTGACTACCAGGACGGCATTCGGGTGACGCTTGCCGTTCGCGGCTCTGGCGTTGCGGGCCGATACGCATCCACGGATAGCTCGCAGGATTGGCATGAGGTTGAGCGATTCATTCCGCGTGAGGAATGGCCTGAACAGATCTACGCGGGCGTGCGTGGCCCGGCTGAGCGTACCCCGGATGAGGCGGTCGCTAAGGCGGTGGCCGATGCGGTGGCCGTGTGGGAGGAGGCTTTTAGAGAGGCTGAGGAGCTAGAAGCGGAGATGAATGCCGACTGATTTTGCGCGTGGTGCGCGTGGGTTTCCCTGTCCCCAATGGTGGGGTGAGAGTGGCCTGTTCGATCCGGGCACAGAGGAACGGGCCTACAACCATCGTGGTTGCGGGCCGTATTGAAACGAGTGTGAAAGGCGGTACCTCCCGTGAGGGATACCAGCAAGTGCAAGACGATGGCGGCGGGCGAGTACATGACGCCCGAACAGGTGACGGCGCTGAAAGCGTCGTGGGACGAACAGGAATACGTGCTGCGTGCCGCGGTGAACCCGCCTGAGTGGGCGCAGTTCGTTGATCGTGAGGGTACGGCGTATTCGACTGAATACCTTGCGGAAGAACAGCTGCAGGGTGACGAGCAGGAGATGATGGCGCTGCTGATCGAACTCTCCCCAATGGTAGCGACCCGCGTAATCATAGATTCCCTTATGGATCGTGTCACGGCGGGCGAGCTGCGCGCCATCGTGGACTCGCCTGACGATTGGTGAGTGACCTCCCGGTTTCTCAGGCTTGATTGGTGAGGTAGTGGCGGGTTCGAGTCCCGCCCTGGGAGCGAGGGCAATCAAAGTGGTTTGTCCTGACATGAAACGAGAGTGAAACAACATGAATACTTTCCCCATGGCAACCGTTGAATCGGGTGGACAGGTCAAGGAAGATGCGCGCGCTGAGATGGCGCGCCTGTGGGATGGGCGTACGCAGTTCACGCGCTCGGAGCTGGGCGACGCCCCACAGTGGGCGCGATGGGTTGACCGTGACGGATGCCTGTTCGACGGAACTGACGCGTTCGACGCGTTCAACGAAATGCTCGACTCAACGCACCCGCCTATTCAGGTTGCGGGGGTGCGAATCTCCCCCCACATGGCCCTTTGGGCGCAGGCCAGTGACTACAAGTACAAGTGCTGGCGTTGGCTGTGCGACCTGGTTACCGCAGGCGAGCTGCGCAAGGTGGTTGACGATGAGTGCGCATGACAACTGGATTCCCCCCGCCCCCTACCATCCCTGTATCCCCATGCGAGACGGCGTGTGGGCCGACGCTGCAGACTGGATGACTAGCCCTGACCCGGATGCGCCGGGGCGTTGGACGCCCCTTGAGGGCGTGCCTGTGACGCGTGAGGGCTTCAAGACTGCCGCCCGCCGCGTGTTGGCGTTGGCAGTGTGTGACGGGGGCCTGTGGGGCCTCGCCGCGTGACACGGAACGATTAACAAGACAGATGGGACGAATGATGGATAACGATACCCTGGTGCGTGAGCTATGGAAAACCAACGCATTTGTCGCCTATTGGGCGGACTGTCTTAACGCTCACCTGCTTAGGGCGGGCGTGCGGGACAGTCACGACGCGGACGGCGACTGGCTAGGAGACTCGCCCGAGGCGAGCATGGTCCGCGTACACGCGCGCGCCGCGCTCGGGGCGATGCGACATCTTGCAGCCTCGCTTGAGAACTTTGCGACCAAGCTCGACCCCGACGCGGATGAGGAGTGAGCGGGATGGGATACGCGGACTGGCTTACGTGCGTCGCTGACATGTCCCACATCATGCACGCCAATCTCTCTATCGCGCAGGAAAAGCTGCGGGAGCAAATGGCGGTAGGCAAGATGACGACTGACGCCGAGTCGCGCCTCCTCGCCAAGCTAGACGAGGCTATTAGCAGCCTCAGTTCCGTTTTCATCTGCGCCGACATTGCAGCGGATGAACACTGGCGTCTAGCAATGGCGGACGAGGACTGAGGAGGGGCGCGTGGGGCACACGAGAACACCCCTCGGGGAAATGGCAGTGGCAGCGCCCCGCATGGGCGACTGGCTCACAGAACTGGTCAGAGAGTCGGGCGTGGGGACGGTTGACGACCCTGACGCGCGCATCCTGGCCGCTCGAATCAACGACATTGCGAGCATGCTGACGGTGGTGTCGGCGTGCGCGTACAGGCTAGACGAACAAGCGGCCTGACAACCTACAAGACTGAAAGACGGTGTGAACAATGGTGTGGTACGACGAAAGTGACGTTGCGGCGGTAGCCGTGCGCGTCATGGAAGATTGGGAACGACACTACAACGACATGCTGAGTAGTGCGGCTAAGGCTGCGGGGTGGAGCGTCATCTACGATGCCCCCACTAAGCATCACAGGTGGCACACGATGCGCCTGGTCCGCACGCGAGGCGATGAACCACGGAGCACGTGGTGCATGGGCGTGCGCATGCTGCTGCATGCCGACAAGCCCCTGGCGTTGGCCCGCGAGATGCGAGTATCCGGCAAGTGGGAACTGTCGCGCGAATGGCCTGTGCCTGTGGAGACGCGGCTAGGGGCGCTCATGTGGCTGAACCGACGCGACCCGGCAACGGCGCACGAACTGCCCGACATGACGCGCCCCAACTGGCGCGACCACCTGCGCAGCGCCCCTGACGGCGACTGGGGGCTGACGCTCGACATCCTCTGGCAAAACAAGGCATGCGAGCCACAGTACGCGCTACTGCCTGCAGCCTAACCATCCCACGCATGGTTTGGTGGGGTGAGCATTCTCGCCGGGGTGACGGCTAGGGGGGTTCTCTACCTCTCTCTCCCTCCCTGGTTTCCACCCTGGCGGGTGCGCTCACCTCACCAAGCCACGCGGCACACAGAACAATCAACCTTGAGGCCCCTGCCCTGCCTGACGCGGGCGTGGGGGCCTTGTCGTAACCAAAAGGAAGGGCGACCCAAATGACGGGTTCCAATGGACAGCTGAGCGTGCGCACGGTCGCATGGCTCATGACGCTAGTCGCCTTAGCGGCTGGCCTATGGGTGGGCCGGGGCATTATGCCTGATAGGCCCGCATATTTCCTGGCAGAGATGCAACAGGGGCGCGTGGTCCTCGCGGAAGGCGCGCGGTGGAGGACTGACGACTGTCACAAAATTACCAGACGGTACCCGACAGGCATCCTGTCTGAGCCGACAGGTGTTGTGGAGGCTGTGACGCCCGAGGGTGTCCATCGTGGTTGGGCGCGTTTGGAGCCGCGAGAGTGCGCAGCTTAACGCCTGGTCAAGTGGTAGAACACATGTTCGATCGCTACAATTTTTTACGTTGCCAGACAGACCTTACCGGCAACGCCACACACTGAACGTCAATGAAAGCAGCATCAAACATGACACAGGAGTCCAGCCCCTACACAGTCACCGCACACACGACTGACCCCGCCGCCGCGAACTTGATCCTTGCAGCCGTGATTGACGAGGCCCGCCGCACAGGCGCACAAGTCAGCATCGGCGGGAGAATCCGCGCCCCCAACGGGAGCCTCGTCAACGTCAAAGCCTCACAGGGCGACCAGCTCGCAGACGCCGCCGACATGTTCCTCGCATGGGCGGAAGCCGCCGAAAAACCCAAGCTCATGCACACGCCCGCCGAGGTCGCGTCCATGCTAGGCGTGTCCGCTCGCACGTTAGGAGAGTGGCGGTTCACCGGGGACGGGCCCGAGTTTGTGAAAGTCGGAAGCGTGGTCCGCTACCCGCACGACGCGCTCACTGATTGGATGGCGGCGAATCGCCGCACCACCGCATAACCGATAGATACAGGGAAGCCCGCCCCGGACCAACCCCCTCAGCGCTTTGCGGCGAGTGTGAGAAACCGTCCAGCAAGTCGCCTGGCGGGGCGAACAAGCCAGATGCGCTTGTAGCGGGGGTGATCTGGTGCGGGCTCCCCCTACACAGAACGTTCAACAGAGAAAACAGACAAACCAGGGTGGCATGTCAGTGCCTTGTTGTAACAGGGTTGAGTGTAGCACTTTGCGCAAGCCATGCGCAATACCTCAAACGTTGAAGCAAGGATTGAGCGTCACAAACAGTCCCAGAAATGAAAGGAAAAACACGAACATGGGAACTGCATCATTCACCCGCGAACAGCTCAACGATGTTATCGAACAGTTCGTAAACAAGATCATGGAATCCCTCGGAGCCAATGCCGCAGATAAGGAGACGAGTGAGCCGGAACTGACCGGCACCCACTTCAAGGCAATCGACACTGACGGCGAGGAATGCATAATGGATGCCCTAGAGATTGACTCGGGTACGCTTATCGCGGATGGCTCGTTTGAAATCTTCCGCTGCAGCACGGGATTTAGCAACAAACCGTGGATTCGCTACAACGGCAGGCAGCTCAGCAACGAGGAGTTCGCGGCGGAGATGCGCGAAGCCCCTGACACCCCCCACATTATTCACAAAGGCTAGACGCCCCTGCGCGAGAGGAAAAAACAATGCCCGAAACTATTACCCGCGAACGACTCAACGAGATCATCAACCAGCTTGTGACCGCGATCCTGAACGCCCTGGACGCCGCCCCTACAGATGGGGAAGTCTCCTCGGAGTCCGAAACGGCTGCCACTGACACCAGAATCCTGGCACTTACCGAAGATGAGAAAACGGAAACCGTGGACATCGCTGACCTACAGTCAGGCACCCTCATCCTCCTGGACTACGCCGAGTATTTCCACAGTCGGCTTGCTCATGAGGGCGACTGGATGTCCTATTCAGGCGAATGGTATACCGACGAAGAGTTTGCCGAGAAAGTGCGCGATTGCACGGCCCTGCCCACGATTGTCCACTGGGGCTAACGAGGGGGCATGATGACAAAGCCTATCACTCTCGATGAGGCCGTGGACTTCATTAGCCGCCTATGCGATCAGGCGAACGCGCCAAAAACGGCGGAAAACTCGGTCACTATCAATGCCGTAGGCATCCCTATCGCGGTAGAGCTGCCTGCCCTCCCGCCCGGCACGCTCATCGACAACTACGTGACGGGCGAGTTTTTCAAACTCGCATACGACAGTTGGGTTGCCATGAGGGAGCCTAACGCAGTGTACACGGACGCGGACGTGGCTAAGTACGTGCGCCTCGGCTGGGATGCCGACTTGGAGCGGACGGACTTTAACCTCATCCACATGGGTGAATAGCCCTCGTTGCGCGCGGCTTTCTGGCGGAACCAGCACGCAACACACACAGATTAGTTCAACTGGAAGGAAAACAAACACATGGCATGGATGCTACTCGGAATCGGCGTAACCCTCATCATTGTGGGAGTGACAACCGCCAACATCATCGCGGAAATCATCTGCTGGGGCGACGAGGGGTGGCTTAACAGCCTGTTCAGCCTCACCTGCTGGACCCTCATCGGTTACCCCGGCGCATACCTCACATTCACCCACATCACGGGGGTGGGACTGTGATCGAACGCGTCACCGCAAACAACATCATCCTCCTGGCAAACAAGCACGGCGGGGACGTCGTTAACCAGGTCACCGCCGGAGGTGTTGTGCCCCGAATCGTGTTCGGGCACCGCGACAACGCGGTCAACATCGGAGACCTCATCGGAAACACCGACCAGGGTGGCGTTATCGTCCACCGCGAGGGCATGCGCGAATGGGAGGTGGTTGCGTGAGCGAACAGCAGAACAGCCTTGGAGTAGCGCTAGAGGCCATCATGGAAGGCGAGCACACATTCATCGTCAACAACAAGCAGATGGGCACGACGATGGTCCGCGACGTCATGAACGACACGTGGGAAATCAAGTGCAAGCACCCGCAGACCCTCGCCCTCCTCGACGCAGCCGTTGCCAACGGTAAGCCGGTTGAGCGTCTGCGCGAGCACACGGTGGGCGTTGTGAAGGCGGGCGTCTACAAGGTGGGGGCGCAAGCCCTGCAAGAAATCCTTGAGGAGGCCCGTGTGGGCGCTCCCAGCGGCAAGCCCGCACCCGACTACCTGTAAGCCCTGTTTGGGCGTTAGGGGCGCGTCTAGGAGCCTTAACGGGCACACCCTGGGCGCGCCCCTAACCTATCGGAAGGAACACAGCAGTGAACACGACACGCCCGCGCGCGTACACAATCGATGCAGACCCGCCCACCATCTGCCGCCCCATCATATTCACCAGCGACACGCCCCTGTCCGTCGCTTACGGGACGGTTGTCGTCGTAGACGACATGGAGCACATGCGCGTCCCCGAGGGGTGGATCGACGCAATGGGGAATTGGGCAATGGATGAGGAGATGCGGGAATACCTCATGAGGAACCAGCACACAAGCTACGTCGTCTACAACACCCACCGACCCTCCTACTAGCCAGAAAGTGAGACTAAAAAATGACTAACAACAGCTACATGAACGCAATCAGCGAGGCTCGAAACCTCCTCACAGAACTGCTCAACGACCCCGACCACGGCGAGCTCACATTTGGGGGCGTCAACGGCCTTAACGACCTGATTATCACCGGCCCGAGCGGGCTGGACGGCTGCACATCCGGGGCCGTAGTCGTGATTGACGGCGACGAATGGATGGCCCTCAACACCCGCCGCCAACACTTGCGGCAGTGGCAGTGTTTTATAGGCGGGCTGCAAGCAACAAGCGAGGAGCTGTATCTCCTCGCCCTCGAAAACGCGGACGACCTGCACTACGCCCACACGGGCGACTGTTCGGGCGCGGACCTCTAAAAGGAAGGATGGACACTCATGGCAAGCGTCGAAACCTACCGGACGCGAATCAGCACGCTCAAAACCAGCATCGAAACCCTCAAGGGCGGCGGGCTGCTCACTATCCGTAACCTGCCCGGAAGGGCCGATCTTGTAGTGAACGACAGCTCTGACCTGCTTCTCCCGTTCGGGACTGTCATCGCCGGGGACGGGCAGCACGTCTACTTGCGCGTCCCCCGCGGCAGCATCTATTGGGTGTCGTCCGACCGTGCTCGCAGCGAGTCGGACGGCTACAGCCTCGAAAGATTCCTCGACCGCCTGTTCGAGCGCGCGGCAGACGGGGAACAGTTCCGCATCGTCTACCAGCCCGACGCGTAACAAGGGGGGGGCAGCGTGAACAAAGACATTTTACAAGCAGCCGCGTGCGAAAAAGTGCTCAACAATATCGACGCAGCCCGCAAGGCACTGCGCGACGCCGCAAACCCCCCGGAAGGCATGATCAACATCACCATCCCCGGCCTTGGCGAGCCGATCACCGGGGAACGCAGCCTGTGGCTTCTCCCGCCCGGCACGTCAATCCACATTAGCCGGTCAGGCGCTGCTGGTGGGGCCGTGTACGTCCAGTCATCCGCCGCCCGCACGCAACGGTGGATACGACACGACGGGCGATACCTGTCCGGGGAGGACATGTTTGCCGCGATCCTCAGCGCGGCTGAGTTTGGCGACATGATCACCCTCCTGTCGTACGGGCTGGACCCCCTGTAAAACAGCGAGAAAGACAATCGAAATGGACATTACGAAAGAAACCCTGATCGAACATATCGAAAACCTGTTCGACAACATTGATGCGGGCGAGCCAGCGGAAACGCTGGTCGAACTCACCGCCCTTGGCGCGGAAGTGAAGCTCGACCTGTCATCCCTAGCGTACGGCGCAATCATCCTCCTAGACGGCACGACCTGGTTTAAGGAAGATAGCAACACGTGGACAGCAGGCGACGGAGGTAGCCTCTCTCAGCTAGAACTCGCTCAATCCATCCGCGCTTCCGCGCCCGAAGATGCGGTGTTCCTCTACAACGGAGACGCATACAAGTGACCGAATCAATCCAGCTCGACACCCACTACGACTGCACGGCCAGTCACCGCATCACGGAACTAGACGGCCCCGACCATCTTGCCAGCCTCATGCCCGGCACGATCATCCTCACGCGCGGGTGGGAGCACATGCGGCTCACCGGCGAGCAAGGATGGGCCACCGTAGACGGGCACAGGCACTCTCACAACCAAATGTGGCAGCTAATCGTCGCAGCCAAGCATTGCGGACGGAAAGTCAGTCTCATCCACGTCGGCGCAGCATAAACACAAGGGAGAACAAATGATCTACATAACCCCATACCGTGAGCAAGACCCGCAACCCCCATGCGAGGCGATCTATGACCCGGTTGAACTCGGCGCACTGCCGCTCGGCACCATCATCCTCATGAACGTATGGGAATACATGCGCATTGAAACGGGATGGGCACACGTGGATGGGCGAGTGCTCACAACAGACCAGTTCTGGCACTACCTCACCTACTGGCAGGAGGAAGGACTGCCCGTCCACATCCTGCATGTGGGCATCAAGTAGCGGAAAGGAAAAGTATGCAAACCCTAATCGAAACCCTTAACCTCTACAACAACGCGGACGACGCACTATGCGAGGCACAAAAACTGGTCAAACAACTCGCAAGGGGAACCAGTCGCATCCTCGACAACAACACGGAACCAATCACAGTGCCCACAGGCGAGGGCGCGACCCACATCCTCACAACACCCGCCGACCTTAAACGCCTACCCCTCGGGACTGTAATCAGCGTGGGCGACATCGAATACATGCGGACAGGTTACTCGCACGGCCCGTGGACGGACTTCCTCGGATGCAAACACTCGCACGACAGGATGTTCCACTTCATGCTTGACCATGTAGGCGAGTGCGAGATTATCCACGAGGGCAAGTGAGCGGAGGAGAAACCTTGGAATCGCACATCACGGAAACCAGTGCTGAGAGCGACGAGAGCGCCGCGCGCGCAACCGCCAAAGCAGCATACGAGACCATTCAGAAAGCGCGGCGCGCCCTGTTTGTGGCCCGCCAGGACTGTTTTGCCCCCGTCCCCGTCCCCACGATGGGAGACGGCCACCTGACGATAGCCAGGAGCGACGACCTGGCGGACCTGCCCAACGACACCGCGCTCACCACGCCAGACGGCCTCTACGTGAAGCACTGGAAGTGGTGGCGAGGCGCATACGAGAAAATCACCCACGAGGAAATGTGGGAGCGTATTCTCGGCGGCTACGCAGATGGCCCCCTCGACGGAGACTTTCTCCTAGTCCCGAAGGGAGCGCTGAAACCGTGAACCTACAGCAACAAGCCCGACACCTGAACAGCATCATCAAACTGCACCAGAACCTCCTGCGCGAGGCCAGGTACAGCAACAGCATCACCATCCCCCTCCCGCGAGACGACGGCGGGAAGGCAGTGACCGTCAGCAGCCCCCTCGACCTCAGATACCTCCCCATTGGGACACGCATCAACATGTGCTGGACTGAGCTACAGGTCGCGCCGGGCAGCATGGCTTACCCATATTCGGGCGGAGAAGTGGTCACGACGTTTGAAGATTTTTGGGACGAAATGGTCGCATGCGTCGCCTACCAGCCTCAGGACGACCCCGACGCTATGCCTCGCATCACATACATGCCAGACACAGAACGCAACTAACCCGCACAGGAGGAGACATGACAGAAACCAACACGGCCCTCACCGAGGCTATCGTCACGTGTGGCGTAATTAGGGCCAAACTGGAAGTCCTACAGGACATGCTCACCCCCAAGCCCGTCCTGACCATCGAGTCCATTACCCGCCCCGACCACAACTGGGAGCTGCATCGCCCGGCCGACCTCGACTGCCCGGAAGGAACAGTCATCGAAGCGACAGACGGCTATCGGTACTACCGGCTTGGCCCCGGCCAGGCGGGGGACTGGGTAAGCGACGTAGGTCGAACATACAGCCACGACAGCCTGTGGAACAGCCTCATCCAAGACGCGGCGAACAGCATCGATTTCGAGTACTCGGGCAACTTCTAACCCGACCCCACGCGGCCCCCTCGTAAGGGAGACCAACACTCAACCCACCCCACACGGGGGTGGCGAGAGTAACGGTTCTCTCCTGCGAGGGGGCCGCTTTTTGCTACCCTAAAACAGGCAACACGTGCTACAGTACTGCCACCATCCACCCCCCGCGCACAGGAAGGTTCACAGTCATGGCAAGGCGTGCGCTCCAACCAGGAGAACTAGGCAACATCACCACCACGAAAGTCTCTAAGCAGGGCAAGGCGTGGACCGTTAATCCGGACGGCACACATTGGCGAGCAAGCGTCCTCATCGGACAACGAGGCGACACCCCCAAACGCATCCGCACCATCGCAATCAGCAAACGCCAAGCCGTCCGACAATGCGAGGAACAAGCCAAACGGTACATTGACGACGCCAAACGCGCATCCGGCGTCATCACCCCACAAAGCACACCAACGGACGTGTGGGACGCGTACGTGCGCTCACAACGCCACCAACGCCTCGCGGAAGGCACCAGGCGCAACTACGAGACCGCCATAGCCGACAGTCAACACGAAAACCCGCACTGGTGGCACCTCCCCCTCAATGAAGCCATCACCGTGTCAGCACTCACCACACTCTACGACGGGTACGCCGCCAGGCACGGGAGCGGGCGGGCGAGAACCAGCCTACGAGCCGCACTAGGCGTCGCCCTCAAACTCGCATCCGACGCCGTTAACCTCTCCTCGTTCCACTCCACGCGCCCCACTGAGACCCCCATCGTCAACCCCGTGCGCGCGCGACTGGACAGCGACCACATCCTCACACCCGCCGAAATGCGTGCCCTCATAACCGCGCTCGAACAGTACGACGCGAAACGAAAGCCAGAACAAGACGCGGTAGACGCCCTCATTCTCCAAACCCACCTAGGCGTGCGCGCAGGAGAACTGTTCTCTCTCACATGGGGCAACATCGACCTCACCACGGGCACTGTGCGCGGCGTAGAGTCCCGCAAAACCCGCCGCATGTACCCGGACAAGACCCTGCCCGAATGGCAGGCCGACAGGCTACGCGCCAGGGCCAAGAAAGTCCCACACCTGGCCCCTAATATGCGCCTGTTCGACCGTGCGCAAGCGACCATGTACCGAGAGTGCCGACTGCTCCTCAACAGGGTCGGCCAGTCGGACCTGTCAATCCACGGCATCCGCAAATCCGTAGGCAGCATCGTATTTGACACTTACGGGGCGAGAGCGGCGGCGGCATGGCTCGCGCACTCGAACGTACAAACCACAATCGCCTACTACGTGAAGCTCGACGGCGCAATGCCGGAAGGCCCCGTTGACCTGCTCAATCGTGGCGAACAGGAAAACAGGCACCAAGTAGGCAATGCGCCGTCTAGTGAATAGGTTAAACCGTTGAAATCGTGCGGGAAACCAGTCTACAAATCGTAGTACATCTGGTACTCGTAGGGATGCGGGTAGGCGCGCATCGGGGCGACCTCGTTGGTCTCCTTGTACTCCAGCCACGTGTCGATGAGGTCCTGCGTGAAGACGTCGCCCTCG